ACCTCTCACCGGAAACAGAACCTCTCAGTCGCCTGCGGCGACAGCTCCCCTAATAGGGGAGCCAAGAAAAAGGGGGCATAACCATGACGCTGGAAGACTACAAGAACATCCTGCGGACGGGAACGCCCAGCGACCGGGCGCGGGCCATTGCCGAGGCAGGGAACGACAGGAGCCTGACCGACGAGGAGTTCCACGAGCTGACGGCCATGATCAAGGGCGTTGTGCGGCCCGGGCGGCGGAAGATGACCCCGGACGAGGCAAAGCTCTGGGCCGAGGTGAGCCGGATCAACACCCGGTTGAAGGACGAGATGGTGAACGCGGGCTTTGCGGTGAGGGCCCTGCCCGGCGACCTGCAGGAGGATGCGATCAACGTTCTTTCCCGCACGGCGAGCGGGATGCTGGGCGACCTGACCGCCATGATGGCAGAGACCGGGGAGCCGTGAGATGGACGGCACCCAGTGTGTACATGTGTTTGAGATCACCCGGAGCTGGTGCCTGAGCTGTGGGGGCCGGAACCGGGCGTGCGGGGAATATGAAGAACGGAGAAGTTACCATGAAAACAAAGATGAGCCTTTCGGCGGAAATGGACCTGACCCAGGACAGCGTGGTGCAGCTGACCTGCTGGTGCGGGCAGATCGCCTTACATGAGCTGTGGGGGCTGGGCCGCACCCGGCTTGACCGGATCACCAGACGGAAGGAGCTGCTGGGCAGCCAGAGCCTGGCTGTGGTGATGCAGCCGGACAAGAACGGGATGCCCCAGACGGAGAAGGCCCGGCGGATGCGGGCGGAGGCGATCCCCAAGGGCGTGCCGACGGAATTCCGGGTGCCTGCGTTGCGGACACCCCGCACCCGGCGGGAGCAGCAGCTGAAAATGGTGGGCGACCGGGCAGCGACCATGGCCTGGCAGCTGATGGCGCTGGCCTGTGTGCAGGAGTTGGGGTTTGGAGCAGACCGGCTGAACAGGCTGTATGCAGAGATGCGCCACAACTATGAGCAGTTGAATGAGTGGGGAAAGACGGACGGGCTGGACGTGGCCATGGAAAAGCTGCGGCGCTGCGCCTGCGATGCCTTGCAGACTGAGGACATCGTGGTGGAGAACGTGGACGATGAAAAGACAGTGCAGACCCTGAGCCGAAGCTACAAGGAGCAGGAAGCAGAGTTTCTGAAGCGGGCCGTGATGATGGCAGCGGGCCGCAAGGCCTGCCGCCAGAGCCTGAATGTGCTGAACGAAGAGAGTGTTCGGCAGAAATGTGCGGATGCCATGGCAGCGGCTACCGGAAGCAACCTCTCACCGCTGCGGTCTGGCTATGCCAGCGCATTGCAGAGCTCCCCTGATATGGGAGCCAAGGATCAAGGAGGACGATAAGATGCAGAGTGGATGCAGATGGGTATACACCCTGATGGACTGGGACACCGGCGAGGTGGTGGCCAAGGGCACCAGCGTGGAGCTGGTGGAGCAGGGATATTTTCCCGATGTGAACAAGCTGAGCAGCGTTTGGAATAATCTGGAAAAATGCAAGAACCCCAGCCCGAAGAACTACCGGTGGAAGATGGAGCGGAAGAGCACCAAGGACGACCGGGTGGAGAGGGCCCGGGCAGAAGGCCTGAGTGCGGACGAGCGGGCCGAGACCCGGATGGTGCGGGTGTACAGCTGCTACGGTGCGGACGGCACCCTGCTGGGCAAGGGCACGGCGGCAGAGCTGAAGGAAAAGGGATTGTTTGGCAGCGAGGGCACGGTGCACGAGTGCTACCGCAAGCGGGGCGGCGTGTACAAGCCCGGCGGCGTTACGCGGATGGAGATGGAGCTGTGCCAGAAACGGATCCGGCACCCCATGAAGCTGCCGGATCAGCCAGCAAAGGTGAAGCGCAAGCCCATTGGCGGCGTGATCGACCCCAGCGCCCTGGCCTATGACGTGCACGACCTGATGATCTACAACGAGAAGGCCAGGAAAATTGGAAAGCCGGAACTGACCTACGGATACTGGGCGGAAAAAGGAAAGCCCGCCACACCTTAAACACCTTATTCTATTATGAAGAGCAACGGATACGATGGACCTGACACGCCACCGTATCCGTTACGTTTCATAATACCTTTATAAAGAAAGAGGGGGAAGGACCCTCCTTGGGGAGCTAGTATACCCGTTATTTCTGTTACGGTGGGGTCACGGGAAAGAGACTATCAGCAGAAAGTGAAAGCCAGCAGGAGGGCACCGGGATGCGCTGTAACTACATCCGAGAGAAAAAATACCAGTGCGGGGATGACTACATGGCAGTCGGAGTGTTCTCCATCATCCCCCAGGAACACCGGGGCCGGGGCAAGAAGCGGAAGGAATCCAGCGAGGGGCAGAAGGCGAAGAACAAAATGGATTCCCTGCGCAAGCGCCAGAGAAAGGCGCTGACCAATTTCAGTCCGGCGGGAATGTTCCTGACCGGTACATACGAGGATCCATTTCTGCCGGAGGACATTCTGACCTGCCGGAGAGACGTGGAGAACTACAAGCGGCGGGTGATGGCGGCCACCTGCAAGCGGTTCGGGGCAAGGCGGGAGGACATCCGCCTGATGCTGGTGGCGGTGCGCAAGGGAGAAGCAGGACGGCTGCACATGCACGGTTTTGCGGAATGCCCGGGCCTGACCGCGGCACAGCGCCGGGAGTGGCGGGAGATGCTGGAGGATCTGTGGCGGCGGCGTATCCCCGGCTCCAACGAGTTTGAGCCGCTGGGAACCATGAACGTGGATCGGATCGACATGAAAAAGCTGCTGGGCAAGAGCGGGCAGGGCGAATACGGCACGGTGGGCTACCTCTACGGCCACAAGGAGCGGCTGTGGGTGGAAACAGCCAACCTGCGCCCGGCCATTGAGCAGGCCCCCAACGATGGCAGATGGAGCCGGAAACAGCTGCGGGCCGCCTGCGGGGAAAAGCAGAACGATGCCAAGTGGTGGGAGCAGCGGTTTCCCGGCTGGAAGATGGAAAAGTGCATCGTGCTGGAGCCCGGCGGGCTGCATGAGAGCCCGAAGCGGGAAGGAACCGGCTGGGAACGGCTAGAACCGCAATGCTATGTGATCCTGCGTCGGCGGGAGGCTGCATACCAGACTGCGAAACCTCGCACCTGACAGATAAAACACCGGTATTTTGCGCGTTATACCCATGCGAAAAGAAGGTGGGGCGGTGACAAAAGAGCAGAAGAAAGCGACCCGGCAGGCTCTGCGCCGATATGGCGAAGGGTCTGTTTGTGCTGCCTGGGCGCAGGTGATCGGGGCGGTGCTGGCCTGGTACGACCGCAATGACCCGGTATGCGCCCAGCTGCTGCGGCTGCGCTACCTGCAAGGTCTGCCAGAGGAAAAGGTGATCGCCCGGCTGTATGTGGGGCGAACGACCTACTACACCAAAGAGCTGGAAGCCCTGAGCACCGTGGCAGTGTGTGCAGCGGATGCAGGGCTGCTGCCCGGTGGGCAAATGTCGGGGGTATTTTGAGCGGGCGAGACGTGATAGGCTATTTGCAAAGGGGCGCATGGATTTGAAAATCAAACCTCTCAGTCAGCGCTTTGGGCGCTGACCGCTCCCCTAGTAGGGGAGCCAAGTGTAGGAATGCGCCAATGGGGGGTGACAGCATGGCGAAGAAGCGGGCGTACTGCAAGAACACGGTGGCCGGGAAGCAGCGGGGAAAGAAATACCCGGCGGCGTTCCGGGCAGAGGTGGTAATGGCCATGCTGGGCTCCAACTCCATCTGCGCCGTGGCGAAGAAGTACGGCGTGCCGGAATCGACCATCCGCAGCTGGATGAGCGAGGAGGCAGGCCGCAGTGATGCCTTTGCAAAGGCCCGGCAGGAAGCCGCGCGGGAGATCGCCATCCGGGCAAGCCTGGGCGTGCGGGCACAGGTGACCTTTTTGCAGGGCCGGGCCGCTGAGAGCCAGCGGGCGGCGCAGATCACGGAGAGGCTGCACCGGCGTTTGGACGAGGACACCCGGGCCCGTGACTTTGCCGTGGGCACCCTGCTGAAGGATGACCCGGAGGAGCTGGAGGATCAGGCAGACTTCGATCTGCTGGAGGAGCGTTTCCTGGCTTACCCGGCCCTGGCTATCACCC